TTACCCATTCTTTTTCAAACCGATTCAAGATGGTATGGACCGACCGAAAACTGAACTTGCCTACAGAGTTCCAGCGTCTAAGTTTACAAGAAAAAAACTTGATTCAAATCAAAAACTTGAGGAAATGGTTGGACTCGATACAACTATTGACTGGAAAAATACAGGTGACAACTCCTATGACGGTGAAAAACTTATGCTCCTTGTACATGATGAGGCTGGAAAATGGGAAAGACCTGAAAATATCCTTAACAACTGGAGGGTAACAAAAACAACATTAAGATTAGGTAGTAAGATAATTGGTAAGTGTATGATGGGATCAACATCAAATGCTTTAGATAAAGGAGGTAGAAATTACAAAAAATTATATGATAGCTCAAACGTCACAAAAAGAAACCGCAACGGACAGACTAGCTCAGGATTATATTCTTTGTTCATACCTATGGAATGGAACTACGAAGGTTACATCGATACTTATGGATACCCTGTCTTTGAAACTCCAAAATCGCCAGTTAAAGGAATCGATGATCAAGAGATTGAAATCGGTGTCATTGAACACTGGGAGAATGAAGTAGATGGTCTTAAGGATGATTCTGATGGACTTAATGAATTATATAGACAATTTCCACGTACAGAGAAACATGCATTCAGAGATGAAACAAAACAATCTTTATTTAATTTAACTAAAATTTACGAACAAATAGATTATAACGAAGACTTGAAACACTCAGGAGTAGTTACTCAGGGTAATTTTCAATGGGAAGATGGAGTTAAAGATACAAACGTTATGTTTACTCCTAGCAAAAATGGTAGATTTTTTGTTACTTGGGTACCAAACAAAAACCATCAAAACAAATATTTTGTTAAAAATGGTGTTAAATACCCTGCCAACGAACATATGGGTGCTTTTGGATGTGATAGTTATGATATATCAGGAACAGTGGATGGAAGAGGTTCTAAAGGATCACTTCATGGTTTAACTAAGTTTACAATGGATAATGCTCCTGCTAATTTATTCTTTTTAGAATATATATCAAGACCTCCGACTGCTGAAATCTTCTTCGAAGATGTTCTTATGGCTTGTATATTTTACGGAATGCCAATACTTGCAGAAAATAATAAACCTAGACTTTTGTATCATTTTAAAAGAAGAGGTTATAGAGGATTTTCAATGAACAGACCAGATAAAACGTTACATAAATTATCTGTAACTGAAAAAGAAATAGGTGGGATACCAAATTCAAGTCAAGATGTAAAACAAGCTCATGCAGCTGCTATTGAATCTTACATTGAAATGTTTGTAGGTTATAATAACGAGCAGTATGGAACAATGTACCTTCAGCGGACTTTAGAAGATTGGGCTTCCTTTGATATAAATGATAGAACAAAACATGATGCCTCGATTAGTTCTGGGCTCGCTATAATGGCTTGCAACAAGAATAAATATAGACCTGTAGCTGAATTTAAAAAAGAAAAACTTAATTTAAATTTTTCTAAATACGATCAAACTGGGTTTGAATCTAAAATAATTAATAGATGATTAATACGAGTACTAATAGTGCGTTTCCTAGTCAGGTGGTACCTGAAGCGGAAAAGAGAACTTGGGAATATGGATTGCGGGTTGCGCAAGCTATTGAATACGAATGGTTTAGAGGTGGAAGATTAAATGCTAGTAGATGGTCATCTAGTTATCAAAATTATCATAAATTAAGATTATATGCTAGAGGTGAGCAGTCAGTTGAGAAATATAAAAACGAATTATCAATTAATGGTGATTTATCTTATTTAAACCTAGACTGGAAACCAGTTCCCGTAGTACCTAAGTTTGTAGATATAGTTGTAAACGGTATATCTTCTAAAAATTACGATATAAAAGCTTATGCTCAAGATCCGTTTTCACAAAAATTAAGAACTCAATATGCTGATAGTATAATGAGGGACATGATGGCCAAGCCATTGATAGACAATATACAGAAAACATTAGGAGTAACTTTATATAATAGTATTGATCCAGCAAATCTTCCTCAAAACAAAGAAGAATTAGAGGTTCATATGCAATTAGATTATAAACAATCTGTTGAGATAGCTGAAGAAGAAGTTATAAATAATGTTTTAGAATTTAATAAATATAAATTAACAAACAAAAGAGTAACTGAAGATATTGTTACTATAGGTATTGGAGCTGTAAAAACAACTTTTAATAAATCTGAAGGAGTTGTGGTTGATTATGTTGATCCTGCTAATTTAATATATTCCTACACTGATGATCCTAATTTTCAAGATTGCTACTATGTTGGTGAAGTTAAATCTATTACTTTACCGGAGTTAAAGAAAGAATTTCCAGATCTAAGCGATGAAGAATTAAAAAAATTAGCTAAGTTTCCAGGTAGACAAGGTTATGCTAGAGGTCCAAACACAGATAATGATTTAGTTCAAGTATTGTATTTTGAATATAAAACATATGTAGACCAAGTTTTTAAAATTAAAAGAACTGAAACTGGTTTAGAAAAAATATTAGAGAAACCAGACACGTTTAATCCACCAGCAAGTGATAACTTTGAAAGAGTCTCAAGAAGTATTGAGGTCTTATTTACTGGAGCTAAAGTGATGGGCGTAGAGCAAATGTTAAAATGGGAGATGAGTGAGAATATGACTCGACCCAAAAGTGATTTAACTAAAGTTAATTTAAACTACTGTATAACTGCTCCTCATATATATCAAGGGCGTATAAATTCTTTAGTAGGTCGTATCACTAGTTTTGCAGATATGATACAGTTAACATCGTTAAAACTACAACAAGTAATACAAAGAATGGTGCCGGATGGTGTGTTTGTTGATGTTGACGGTTTAGCTGAAGTTGATTTAGGAAATGGAACAAACTATAATCCACAAGAAGCATTAAACATGTATTTCCAAACTGGTTCTATAGTTGGTAGAAGCTTAACACAAGATGGAGATCCTAATAGAGGTAAAGTACCTATTCAAGAGTTGCAGTCTTCTAGTGGTAATGCAAAAATACAATCATTAATACAGACTTATCAATATTATTTACAAATGATAAGAGATGTAACTGGTCTTAATGAAGCTAGAGATGGTAGCATGCCTGATAGAGATTCGTTAGTTGGATTACAAAAAATGGCAGCTAACGCATCTAACACAGCCACTAAACATATATTAAATGCAAGTTTATATTTAACATTAAGAACTTGTGAAAACATATCTTTAAGAGTTGCTGATATGTTACAGTTTGAATTAACAAATGAAGCGCTAATTGATAGCATAGGTTCATTTAACGTTTCAACTCTAAGAGAGGTAGAACAATTGCATTTATATGATTTTGGCGTATTTTTAGAGCTAGAACCAGAGGATGAAGATAAAGCGATGCTTGAGCAAAATATACAAATGGCTCTACAACAACAGCAAATTTATTTGGAAGATGCTATTGATATTAGACAAATTAATAATATTAAACTAGCTAACCAAGTATTAAAGTACAGAAGAGTTAAAAAACAAGAACAAGACCAAAAACAGCAACAACAAACTATCGAGTCTCAATCCCAAGCTAATCAACAAGCTACTGAAGCTGCTGCAATGCAAGAGGTTGAAAAGCAACAAGCACTAAGCCAAACTCAAATAGAAATTGAGCAAGCTAAGTCTCAATTTGAAATACAAAGAATGCAAAGTGATGCAAGTATAAAAAGAGAACTTATGGCTCAAGAATTTGAATATGATATGAAGCTTAAGCAGATGGATATAAAGGTTGGTCAACAAAAAGAACAAGAAATTGAAAACCGTAAAGACCAAAGAACAAAAATACAAGCAACACAACAATCTCAGATGATAAGTCAACGCCAGTCAGGCGGTATACCAACTGATTTTGAAGCGCCTAGTGCATCAGATCTCACTGGGTTTTCTATATAGTTATTAAACTATTTTATTAATTTTATATTATTTTATTATGTCAGAACAAGTTAAAGAAGAAGGAAGCTTTAAAATAACAAAAGCTAAAGTCCTTAAACCAAAGAATTTAGGAGAACAAAAAAATCAAATTACAAAAATTGATTTAAATAATCCACCAAAAAAACAAACAGATGCCATTCCAGAGCCAGAAGCAAAGAAGGTGGATGTGGGCCAACAAGCCGGAGATGGCAAAGAAGTGGGAAGCGGAAGGAGCGACACCCCCATTGTCGATGCTAAAATCGAACCACAGCAACCTACAGAAGAAAAACCGATTATTGAAGAAATAA